GGATGCGCGAGCGCCGGGCCTTCGTGGCGCGGGAGCACTTCCCGACGCGCGGCGACAAGTCGATCCGAGCGCAGTCGATCCGCGGCCGCATGGCGCTGAACGGGCTCTATGTGCCGCGCGATGCCAAGTGGTTCGACGTGCTGCGGGCGGAACTGCTGACGTTTCCGGCGTCGAGCCACGACGATCAAGTCGATGCGCTGGGCCTTGTTGGGCAGCTGCTGGACCGGATGGTCGCGGGGACGCGACCGGCCTCGGCGAAACCGAAACCGCGAGACCGCTGGCGGGATACTGACGAGGCAGGCGAACCATCATGGAAAACAGCCTGACCGATAAGCGCGGCGCTGCGGAGGACCGTGATCTGCTGTCCGTCAGCGATCTCGTGCAGATGTTTGAGGATGCGGAGGAAGCCTCACAGACATCGCGCAAGCTGGCGGAGCGTGATCGCGACTACTACGACAACAAGCAGCTTACGGACGAGGAAAAGGCGGTTCTCCGCAAGCGCGGGCAGCCCGAAGTCATCATCAACCGCATCAAGCGGAAGATCGACTTCCTTGTCGGACTGGAAAAGCAGCAGCGGGTCCGCCCGAAGGCGCTGCCGCGCACGCCCGTCCATGAGCAGGATGCCGATGGCGCGAGTCAGGCGCTGGCGTACGTCACCGACGAGCAGGACTACGGCAAGAAGCGCTCCGGTGTCTGGCGCAACATGCTGATAGAGGGAGCCGGCGGCATCGCCATCGCGGTCGAGGCGACGATGGATCGCTCGCGGCTGATGGGCTCGACAGCCTACACCCCCGCACAGAGCTATCGCGTTGTGCTTCGCCGCGTCGCCTGGGATCGGATGTTTGCTGATCCCCATTCGGCGGACCCCGACTTCGAAGATGCGTCCTACAAAGGCGTCGTCGTCTGGATGGACTACGACGAGGCTGTGGCCAAGTACAAAGGGGCCGACGCCAAAGCCGCGCTGGACTTCACGCTGGCGGAACAGGCCAGCCTGTCGGAAACCTACGACGACAAGCCGAAGTGGCGGCTCTGGGCTGACAAGAAGCGGAAGCGGGTCCGCATCGTGCAGATCTGGGTTCGTCGCTCCGACGAATGGTACTACGCGGAGTTTACTAAGGGCGGCATTCTGAAGGCGGGCCGCTCGCCGTACACGACGGACAAGGGCGAATCGGACTGCGAACTGGTGTTCCAGTCGGCCTACGTCGATCGCGACAACGATCGCTATGGCGTCGTGCGCGAGATGATTTCCCCGCAGGACGAGATCAACAAGCGGCGCTCGAAGTCGCTGCACCTCCTCAGCACCGATCAGACTACCTACGAGGATGGCGCGATCGAGGACGTCGAGGAATACCGCCGCCAGCGGGTGCGTCCGGACGGCATCATGAAGGTGCGGCCGAACGCTTTGGCGGAGGGTCGCATCAAGAGCGAGACGCGCCTCGATCTTGCGGAACCGCATCTGCAGCTTCTCCAGGAGGCGAAGCTCGAGATCGACTTGATGGGTCCGAATGCCGCGATGCAGGGCGACCAGCCGGACAAGAACGCCTCCGGCAAGGCGCTGATCGCTTCGCAACAGGGCGGCATGATCGAGATGGGCGACCTTCTCGACAATCTCCGCCATTTCGACACGCGGGTATTTCGCGCGATCTGGTATCGCGTTCGCCAGTTCTGGACCGCGCCGATGTGGCTGCGCGTCACGGACGATGAGCGGAACCTGAAGTGGGTCGGCATCAACGTGCCGGGCGATCAGATGCAGCTCGCGGCTCAACAAAATCCGGCGATGGCCGGCAAGGTGAGCGGCACTGTGTCGAGTGTCGCCGAATTGGACTGCGACATCTCGATCGAGGACGCGCCCGACAGCGTGACGCCGCAGCTAGAGCAGTGGCAGGCGCTGGTTGAACTGGCGAAGTCGGGCGTGCCGATTCCGCCTGATGTGCTGATCGAGGCGGCACCGAACTTGAAGAACAAGCAGAGGCTTCTTGAGCGCATGCAGCAGCCCGACCCCGCTGCCAGGAAATCGCAGGAGCTGCAGCTTGCAGAGGCCGCAGCGAAGATCGACGAGACGAAGTCGAAGACGCTGAAGAACATCGCATCGGCGCATGCAGAGATGCGGCCGGAGCCGCAGCAGCAGCCAGTGCAGCCGCAGCACCGCCCGCCTTCGATTGCGGTCAACTACAAGGACATGCCTCCCGACGCTCAGGCGCAGGCTCTGGCCCAGGACGGCATCTACGTTCATCCGCAGGTGCTGGCGGTGCACGCTGAACGCGTCAAGCAGGATGAAGCCAATCGAGCGGCGCAACTCGCGGCGCTCAAGTCCCAGGCACGCACTCCGGTGCAGCCTGCAAAGTAACGACGTGGCCGCCGCCGGGCTTTATCGGGCGTAACGCCGCCGCCGGGCGTACCGGGCGAACCGTGCTTCCCACGAAAACGAGAGACCAATGGCCGATCTGGACACGATCTTGTCCGGCGAAGGTGCAGTCGCGCCCGAGCCGGTACCTGCTGCGACCGAACCCGAAACCAAGCCCCAGCCTGCGGAGCCGCCGCGTGATGAGCGCGGTCGTTTTGCGGCGGAACATCCGGAGGCGCCGCCGCAGGCGGTCGAGCCGGAGGCGAAGGTCAAGCAGGACGATGCGCCACCTCAGGCGCCTGTCGCCGCGGTTACCGCGGAACGGGCGAAGCGTCAGGACGCTGAACAGCGCCTGGCGCAGATGGAAGCGGAACTGCGTGAACTTCGGCGCGAGCGCGCTGCCCCCAAGCAGCCGACCGAGCCGGAAGCGCCGCCGGATTGGTTCGCCAATCCCGACGACGCGTTCAGGCACCGCGTCCGCGAGGCGGTAGACCCCATCCAGTCGTCGCTCATGTTCAACGCCCGGCTGATCGCCGAGCAGGTGAACGGCGCCGACAACGTGGCCAAGGCAGTCGAGGAATTCGACGCCGCCGTGGCTGCGGGGAAGGTCGATCCGGGTGAGCGGCAGCGCATCATGACGAGCCCAAACCCGTTCCACGATGCTGTCCATTGGCATAAGCGGCAACAGACGTTGGCGGAGGTCGGGGAAGATCCCGAAGCCTACCGCGCACGCATCAAGGCGGAAATCCTTGCGGAGCTGAAAGCGGAGGAGGGCAAGAAGCCCGTCGCCGCGAAGCCCGCGGAGGCCGCCCCTGAATTGCCGTCCAATCTCGCGGGTGCGCGCAACGTCGGGACCCGCAGCGGTCCGGCGTGGGGCGGGCCCTCGACCCTGAAGGACATCTTCGACCGGCGCCCGCGGCGATAGCGGGCGCGGCGAAGTTTTTTTGAAAGGCAGTCGCTATGGCTGACACGAAAGCTGCCAGCGGTTTGACCGTTGAGCAGTGGGACGACCAGTTCTTCACCGAGTACCTGTCCGAAAACCGCTACGCGGGAGAGATGGGCACGGATGAGAACAACATCATCCAGGTCAAGGAGAACCTGACCAAGAAGAAGGGCGATCGCATCAACTTTGCGCTCGTCAACAAGCTCACCAACGATGCCGTCACCGGCTCTGACGTGCTGGAAGGCAACGAGGAGGAGCTCGATTCGCGCTCCTGCCCGGTGACCGTCAACAAGCGCCGCAATGCGTTCCGCATCGCTGAGATCGATGAGCAGTTCTCTGCCATCGGCCTTCGCGAAGCAGGCCGCGCGGCGCTGAAGGACTGGTCGATGAAGGACACCGAAACCCTCATCACCCGCGCTCTCGGCCGCATGGGCTCGATCAACATGAACGCGAGCGACGTGGCCGCGTCCGGCAACCAGACGGCGCTCGATGCGTGGCTGGTTGACAACGCCGATCGCGTCTACTTCGGCAACAACGCCTATACCGCGAATACCGATCTTTCGGCTGGCCTTGCCACGCTGACGGCGGCGACAGCGGCAGAGCGGCTGACGCCGGCCAACATCAGCGCGATGAAGTTCCTCGCGTTGACGCGGGCCAACCCGAAGGTCCGGCCGGTTCGTGCCGGCGCCAACGGCAAGCGCTACTTCACGATGTACGCGCACCCGCTGGCCTTCCGCGACCTGAAGAGTGACTCCACGATCACCCAGGCCCAGCGCGAAGTGGCGCTGGAAATGGAGAACAACCGCCTTTTCCAGGGCGGCGACCTCCTCTGGGATGGCGTCATCATCAAGGAAATCAGCGACATGTTCGACCTGAACACGCTGACGAACCTTGGCGATAGCGGGTCCACGACGGTCGTGCCGGCGTTCCTGTGCGGTGCGCAGGCGGTCGGTGTCGCCTACGCCAAGC